ACAAGAAAATACTACCAAAGAGAAGGCAGAGAGGATGTGATAAGCAGACTTGAGTTGCCAGACATTCAAAGATTAGTTTCATTCAAAGTTTTAACCTATGCCAATCCCTCAACCCAAAAGTGGTGAAAAGCAATCCGAATACATCCAACGATGCTTGGAGGCTATCGGAAGTGAGTACCCAGACAAAGACCAAGCGGTAGCAGTTTGCTACACGCAATTCAGAGAGGGCAAGTAGTCCTCTTTTTTTTGTTGCATTGTTGGTAATTAAATAATTTGTTATATATTTGACAAACATTTAATACCAATCAGAATGAAACTACTACTTAAAAACACGGCTTACTTCTGCGCTCTTGCGTTGACGTTTTGGGCATACCTATGGACTCTTGAACTTCTTGGGATATGATATTCACATACAACGACCTAAAGTTCTGGCTTGAAGATGCCGACCTGCTACCGCAGTCTTACTGGGATGCCCTTGAGGACTACGACCCCGACAATAAGAATAGCGATGAAATCCTTGCTAAGTTTCTCGGCTACGTTCACGTTGCTGACTTCTACAACTACGAGATGGACATCACCTACGTTGAGGAGACCTACAACGAGGATGGCTACACCAACACCGTAGCTTACCCCACGACATCCATTTATGGAGAGGCCCCAAAGCTTGCCGATGACATCTACGCCAAGTGGCTGAATTGGGCTACTCAAGTCGCATCAGAAGAATGAAAACCATTGCCCAACTACTCCGAGAAATGAAGTCGGCAGAATTGTCTGAATCAATCCTCAAAGACATAGAACTCATTGAGAAAATCACCTTGCGTCACGCTTACCACGATGCGTTAATTCGTGTGCCTTTTGAAGAATGGTACGAAGCAACATTCAATAAATGAACTTAATCGTTCAACCCGTGTCAAAGGATGAGTGTAAGGAGTGGATTCTAAAGAAGCACTATCTCAAAAGAATGACCTCCTTTACTTACTCCTTCGGGTTGTTTGATTCGGACATCTTGGTTGGTGTATGCACATTTGGCAATGCCGTACCGCTTACAATGAAGAAGTCTGTTTTTGGTGATGACTATATGGATTTAGTTTACGAACTAAACAGATTAATCACAAATGATGACCTTCCAAAAAACTCAAGGTCGTTCTTTGTTTCTCAATGTCTGAAGCACCTGCCAAAGCCCACGATTGTTGTGAGCTATGCTGACAGAGCATTTGGTCACACAGGTTACATCTACCAAGCATCAAACTTTATTTACACAGGATTGAGTCACACACAACTTGATTGGAAGGTGAGGGGGATGGAGCATCTTCATAGTCGTACTCTGATGGATGAGTTTGCATTTCAAAAAGACCGCATCTCAAAACTCAAGGAAAAGTATGGAGACCTACTATATCAAGAGAGGCGAGAACCTAAACACCGATATGTTTATGTCTGTGCAGCAGGCAAGATGCGAAGCAAGATTATGAAGTCGGCTTTATTTGAGGCCAAGCCATACCCAAAAGAAACCAACAACCGATACGATACCTCTTTTCAACCAACAATTCAGATGAAATTGCTTTAATAAAATTTATATGTAAAAATTTGTTTACCTTTATTTAATTAACAAAACCAATCAAAATGAAAATTATAGAACTACTTGACGGCAGCACTTGGGATATGGATACAATCCTTGAGAAGATGCACGATGACCAATTTTACTACGGGGTACTCGGCAAGAACGCCCTATCATCCTCTGCTTGTAAGCTGCTGCTTACATCACCAAAGACGTACCACTACGTTACAAAATATGGCAGCGAGGACTCCGATGCGTTTGCGGTAGGCAGACTCGTTCACCTTATGGCTCTTGAGCCTCACAAGGTAGCAGACTACGAGGTCATTGAGGTGCAGAGCAAGAACGCAAAGGCGTGGCAGGATGCAAAGGGCAAGCGCAACCTATGCACCCGCAAAGAGTACAACGAGGCGCAACGCATCTCTGATGCGCTCCTGCGCAACGAGAACGTGCTTGGGCTTATCACAGGCTGCGAGTTTGAAGTGCCGAAGATTGGTATGATTGGCGGTCTGCCCTTTAGGGCGAAGGCTGACATCTATGCTGATGGTTTTCTCGCAGACATCAAAAGTACTCAAGACCTCCGAGCGTTCCCTTACTCTGCAAAGAAATACGGCTACGATGTGCAGGCGTTCATCTACACCCGATTATTCGGAGTGCCGATTGACAAGTTCTTTTTTATCGCTATTGACAAAGGAAGTTTGGACATAGGCATCTATGGAGTTAGCCCCGAGTTTGTGGCAGAGGGGGAGCGCAAGACTATGGAGGCAATAGAATTGTACAAGCAGTTCTTTATCTTGGGTGAGGACTTGGATTCGTACACAATAGTAGGCACGTTATGACCGACATTACTAAATGCACAGGCGAAGGTTGCCCTCTAAAAGAAACGTGCTATCGCTTCACCGCCCCCGAAGAAATGTATCAATCCTTTTTTGTTGGCGTACCTATCAAGCACGGCCAATGCGAATACTATTGGAATACTAAACTTTAACATCAAACCAATCGTTGCATTTTTTGCAACACCTCAAATACCAAAGAATAATGCAAGATCAGTTTATGAGGATTGCTATGGCGCAGCTCCGTAGCACCTACCCCTTCAAGCCCCAACGTAGAGCAGTTGCTGCTCGGATGTGGGTGAAGTTTTTAGAGCGTAAGAATGGATAGACCATTTGTTCTCGCGTTCCATAAGCAGAACTCGGGTGTTTCACACCACAGGACATTTGCACCCTTGATATGCCACAAGGATGTAGATGTCTTTTTCATTGAAAAGATTACTGACATTGATCCAGAGATATGGCCGAAGGTTACCCACATCTTTACCTCAAGAGTATTTCCTGTCGAGCCATTTGATGACTTTGTAAAGCTCTGCCGTAAGGAGGGTATCAAGCTAATCGTTGACAATGATGACTGGTGGGTTCTACCCCCTACGCATCCTTTGCTTGGGATTTACTCGGAGCAGATGAAGATGCGCATCGTGCGCTCTATGAAAGCAGCAGATGAGGTTTGGGTGACAAACAAACACCTTGCCTCAAAGGTCAAGAAGTATAATACCAACATCCGAATCATCCCCAATGCCATTAGCGTACCAACGTGGCAGGTAGAGCGAGAGCCAAGCGAAGAAGTGCGCTTCGGGTATATTGGTGGCAACCACCACGCAATAGACGTAAGGGAATCCACAATCAATCTTGAGGGCTATCAAGGGTATGTGGCAGAGGTAGATGGATATCCAGACATTATGAAGGCAAGCCATAGGCTGCCAACAATGCCCCCAACACACTACCACAAGCTCTACGAGTTCTTTGATGTAAGCCTCGTACCGCTAACAACATCAGAGTTTGCCAAGTGCAAGTCGCACCTAAAGATGCTTGAGGCTGGATTTAGTAAGTGCGCTCTGATAGTGAGCAACACGCAACCCTATTCACCCTATATCACAAAGGACAACTGCATTGCTATCAAGCACCCAAGCGAATGGGCAGGAGCAATCAAGAGGCTAAAAGAAAACCCTAACCAAGTCGCTGACCTAACGGAATCGTTATACGAGTATGTGCAGGACTTCACGATGGATAAGATAAACGAACTGCGATGCTTTACATAGTCACCCCCTGCTCACGCCCAGAGAATCTAAGGAGGGTCAAGAGAAACATTCCTGCCTACGCAACGTGGGTAGTAATGATGGACGCAAATTGCGACTTCAAGGAATCAACAGGCGCATCAGTCACACATTACTCCACACGCACGGGGGATATGGGTAACCCTTTACGCAATGAGTTCCTTGAGTTGTATGCTGACTCCTTTACTCCAGAGGACTGGGTCTATTTTCTGGATGATGACAATACCCTGCATCCAAAGTTCCTCGCAGAGTGGAACAACCTAAACTCCCTTGACTGCTCCATCGTAACGTGGGGACAGGAGGGAAGGCTACGCCCTACCGACCAACCAAGAGTCGGCAACATAGACACCGCCTGCTATATGTTCAAGCCCCACGACCTGCCCAACCTACGCTTTGAGATGACGTATGAGGCAGATGGCACCTTTGCACAAGCAGCATCCGAGCAAGGAACACTTATCTGCGTGGAGCAGTACCTTTGTTATTACAACGCATTACGATGAAAGCTTCAAAAGACATAGAAGGGTGGTTCAACCACCAAGCAGCATACGACTACCTCCTTGCCAATATGCCAGAAGACGGCACGTTCGTAGAGCTGGGTGCGTGGCTCGGTAAGTCATCGGCCTACCTATGCGATAAAGCAACACACCAAAACATCACAATCATTGACACTTGGAAGGGTTCACCAAACGAACTCACGACCACCCATAAGCTCGCGACAGAGGTAGACATCTACAAGCTCTTTGTGGAGAATATGGGAGACCGTAAGTACAAGGCTATCAAAGCAACATCCAAATCAGCATCAAAGAAGTTTGCCAACGAATCGTTAGACGTGGTATTCATAGACCTAACCCATACCTATGAGTCCGTAAAGGAGGATATCAAGCTATGGCTACCTAAAGTAAAGAAGGGAGGCTTCATCGCTGGAGATGACTACCACGAGAATTGGAAGGGAGTAATACAAGCCGTTGATGAGCTGCTGCCTCGCGCTTGGTTCATTGATGACTGTTGGATTTACCAAAGGTGAAGAACCACACAAAGGTCTACCTCAAAGGGATGGGCTACTCCACAACCGACTTCATACCCTGCGAGGTATGTCAAGCCCAAGCGCAAGACATCCACCACATAGAATCTCGTGGAATGGGAGGCAGCAAGCTCGCTGACCAGATAGAAAACCTTATGGCACTATGCCGCCCCTGCCACGTCACATACGGGGATATTAAAGAATGGAAGGAACGACTTCAAGCAACACACAATCACCACCTAGCAAAAAGGGTTATTTAGATACAAACCGAAAATAACGGAACTCTACGGAAATGAAAGATGACAAAGGCAGGTTCATAGCAGGCAACACAGGAAGGCCAAGCGGAACACCAAACAAGACCACCAACAAAATACGAGAGGCATTCCAAACCCTCATAGAAGCCAACCTTGAGAATATGACCCTATGGCTCACACAGGTTGCTGCTGATGACCCGAAGGGCGCACTAGACCTCTTGAACAAGATGGCGGAGTACACGACTCCCAAGCTCGCAAGGGTGGAGAACTCACACGAGGTATCGGATGAGCTAACCAAAATCAAAGTAGAGATTGTCCGAGCTAAACATCAAGAGTAGCGAACTCTTTGAAAAGAACTACTCTGCGTCAACTCGGATAGTAGTCAATCAAGGAGGCAGCCGAAGCGGTAAGACGTACTCGCTTTTGCAGATGCTCATCGTGATGGCGATGGAGGATAGAGGCAAGGTGTACTCCATTGTCCGTAAGTCTCTGCCGTCTCTCAAGATGACGGCCTATCGTGACTTCTTTGAAATCCTAAATGCGAATGGCCTGTATGATGAGGCACGGCATAACAAGAGCGATTACACCTATGAGCTGAACGGTAACCTCTTTGAGTTCATCAGCCTTGACCAACCGCAGAAGAAACGGGGAGCAAGACGTGACTACCTATTCTGCAACGAGGCAAACGAGCTCACTTGGGAGGATTTCTTTCAGCTCTTGATTCGTACCACAGGAAAGATATGGGTTGACTACAACCCCTCTGATGCGTTCCATTGGATATACGATAAGCTACTGACAAGGGATGACGTTACCTACATCCAATCCACCTACCTCGATAACCCGTTCTTGGATGCGTCAATCGTTGATGAGATAGAGAGGTTGCAACATACGGATAACGACTATTGGAGAATCTACGGATTAGGAGAACGTGGTATGAGCAGAGCCACCATCTTTCAATACGGGCAGGCAGAGATACCAACGGAAGCCACGCTCTTATGTCACGGGATGGACTTTGGGTACACCAACGACCCAACCGCACTTGTGGCGGTTTACAAGTCGGGGGACAATCTTTATGTGGATGAGCTTATCTACCGCACGGGTATGACCAACCCCGACATCAGCAACGTACTTGCCTCACTTGGGCTTGACCGAAGGGCAGAGATATATGCTGACTCTGCTGAACCCAAATCTATTGAGGAGCTGCATCGTATGGGATGGAACGTAAAGCCCACGCAGAAGGGCGCAGATAGCGTCATAGTGGGTATTGACGTGCTGAAGCGGCACAAGCTATTCGTAACCCCACGAAGCAGCAACCTAATTAAAGAATTGCAAAACTACAAATGGGTAGAAGACAAGAACGGCAACCTGCTCAATAAGCCCATAGACGCATTCAACCACGCAATCGATGCGCTGCGCTATGCGACCTACAACAAGCTAAGTAGACCTAACTTTGGCAGGTATGCCATACGCTAAAACTAAAAGGTTATTTTAATACAATGAAACTCTTTGTACCCAACCAGATGAACGAGATAAAACTCGTTGACTACCAAAAGTTCATCCGTCTTGAGGGTGATGATGAGTTCCTTGCTCGCAAGTCATTGGAAATCTTCTGTGGTCTGAAGATGGATGTCATCCTCCAGATGAAGGCTTCAAGCCTTACGAAGGTGAATAGCATACTGATGAAAGCCTTTAACGAACGCCCTGCCCTAAAGCAGCGTTTCTTTATCGGCAAGCAGGAGTTTGGGTTCATCCCATCCCTTGAGGAGATTACCGTCGGCGAGTTAAACGATGTTGACCAATACATTTCTGACTGGCCTCAGATGCACAAGGCGATGGCGGTTCTGTTCCGCCCTATCGTTTCTACGTTTGGTCAGCGTTATGACATCGAAAAGTATGAGGGTTCTGCCAAGTACGCCAACAAAATGCTGGAGATGCCCCTTGACATTACCATAGGTGCGATGCTTTTTTTTTGGACTTTAGGAAGCGATTTGTCGATGGCTTCCCTGAAATCTTTAGCGA